CGCGCCGCCGAGCACAACTTGTACGTCCCCGCCCTGCGTGCGAATGGCCTTACGTAGCAGCTCCACCAGCAGCCGGGCCAGCTCCCCGTCGCCGCGCAACTCGAGCACCGTTCGCCCGTCCGCTCTGCTCGCGGGCTCGATGCGCTCCCCGGCCTGCAGAATGGCCATGGCCTCCTGCCCGGGCGCCCCGGGGACGACACCCCCGCTGTGCATCCGCGGGATCCGGTACGAACGGCCGCCGATGATCGGGACCCAGTCGGGGATGCTGAATCCCCTGCCGCCGATGGTGGCGTTCCACGCGGCCTTGACACCGCGGAAGGCGAGCCGGAACGGCGCTGAGATGGCCGTCGCCAGCCCCTTGATGTAGGCCACGTACACCCGGGCGCCGGCCTGCAGCCCCGTCCACAGCGCCTTGCCCACGGCTAGGACGCCACGGAAGGCGCCTTGAACAATCTTGCGGAACGTCTCCGACTTGTTATAGGCCAGCACCAGCGCGGAGCCGATAGCGACCAGGGCGGTGATGACCAGCCCGATCGGGTTCGCCCGCATGGCCAGGTTCAGGCCGCGCTGCGCGACCGTCAGCACCCCAGTGCCGACCGCCGTGGCCTTCGTGGCGACGCCGTGGGCGACGGTCGCCGCGGTCGACCGGACCGAAGCCACGGCGCTCTGCAGCATCGACGTGGAAAACGCTTTGAACGCGGGGACCACGAAGTTGAAAAGCCCGGAGCCCAGGTCACCGATGCCCATGCCCAGCATGAGGGCGCCGTCGAACATGTCACCTTTCATCATCATGGACACGCCGCGGCCTGTGTCCTCGACGCCGGTGAGGGTGTCACGGAAGCCCATGGCCCGGGTGTCCGCCGTGTCGGACGCCTCCCCGAACTTGTCCAGCCCACCGGCGCTGTCGCGGATGCCGCGGGAGGCCCGGCCCACGTCGTCGTCCATGCCCTTCGCCGCGGCGCCCACCTTGTCAAACGACTTCGTCAGGTCTTTTTCGTCCCCGGCGAACGTCAGCGTTACCTGTGGTTTGCTCACCGCTGGACCTCCAGGCCGGCCTGCCGCGCCACGTCAACCAGGGTGTCCTCGAGTAGCTGGGCGAAGCGGTCGCGGTTGGCGAAGTATGCGCGGTAGATGTACCGGCCCTGTTTCAGGTAGGGCCGCACCACGGACCTGCTGCGGCCGACCCTGCCACCGAAGTCCAGCCACGGGTAGTAGGGCACCCGGGCGCCGCCACCCGCGACACGGACGGCGGTGCGGGTGCTCTTCGCCTTCACCGACCTGCGGGCCTTCCCCGACCGGGACTCCACCCGTGGGCGTGCTTCGTTCACCACGACGTCGGCCACACCGTTCAACCCGAGCCGAAGCACCTTCGGCATATCGGAGTCCAGCCGTTTCAGGCTTTGTGAGAACTCCCGCAGGCCTTCGACCTTGATGGGGTCAGGCATCGCGGGCCGGCCTTTCCACGACCACCACAGGCGGCGCAGCGGGGGCTGCGTGCCCCATCCGCATGTGGTCCTCGAAGCGGGTCACCAGCACTGCGATCTTCCCCTCGGTGCGGATCACCGCGTCGTGCATCGAGTCGCCCTTATTGACTTCCACCTCACCGCGGACCGTCTCGAGCGGTTCGGACACTTGCCTACGCAGCCACCGTTTGAACCACAGCAGAGCGCCGGCTGCCGCCGCCCCGAGCACTGTGAGCTGGGCGGCGATTGCCACAAGTTGCTCAACCTGTGTCACGTCTTCCCGCCTCCCCGCTGTAGCCGTGCCAGCTCTTCCCGCTGCGCCTTCCGTGCGAAGTACACACCCCACCGCATGTACTCGTCAGCCGCCAGCTCCCGCCGCATCCGGGCCACTGTCATCCCCAGTTTCATCGCCAGGAACATCTCGAATTCCAGGTCCGGGTTCGTTTCCATGGCCAGGTAGACCGCTTTTGTCGGCGCCCTCGGACAGGCCGGACAGCGCGCGGATCTTATCCACCACGGGCTCAATCTCCCCAGCCGGGGACACCTTCTGCCACACCGCGGCCTGGCCTTCGGTCATCGCCGGGTCGATCATCCCCAGGCGCAGGATCTTCCGCTCGTGGGCCTGCGTGTCCTTCGCCTTCTGCGTCTCGAATACCTCTTCGCGGGACAGGCCGCGGACCCGCACAGTGCCCATGCTGGGCACCTCCACGTCATCCTCCGGCAGCCCGGTCGGGGTGTCGGCCCGCGGCCCGAGTAGCTTCTCCAGGTCGACGCTCATGCGCTCTGCGCCGCCGAGTCGACGTCACCGCTCATGGTCAGCTCCACGGACCACATGATGTAGTCCGCGACCGGGTGCGTTTGAACGTAGCTCTTCACCAGCACGTCCACTTCGTCCTGCGGGAGGGTCGCGCCCGTGCCCTCCGGCCGGTGGATCAGCACGACCACGGTGCCGCGCAGCGGCAGGAGCACGGCCCGCGGGCCGGTGCTGGCCGTGGAGTCGTACTTGCCGGAGACGGTGACGGTGCCGGACGTGAGCCCGCCCAGGAATATGTGCCCATCGTTGCCGTACGTGGTGACGTCGTGTTCGTCGGCCTCGAATTTCAGCTCCGAATTGTCGCAGTACTGCGACAGGTCGTCCCCATCAAGGGAAATGAACGTGACCTTCCCGTGAACCTTTGCCATTGTCAGCCATCTCCTATGATGTCCAGGTCGAACAGCGCCGCCAGGTAGTCGGCGGCGCCTATGCGCACGACGTCGAATTCCGCGCGGACCACCCGCACTGTGTCAAACGCCGTGTATGTGCCCGCCTCGAGGACGGCTTTTATGGAGCTGGCCCCGGAGCCGTCCACGTACGCGGCCACCAGGTCCCGGGTGGTGCGGTCGTGGACCTTCCCCACGGCCACGATCACCGGCAGTGTCATGGTGTCTGCGCCCCGGTCATAGGTGGCGTCAAAGGTCAGCTCTTCTGGATAGGACACGATGGCCGCGGGTGGGGTGATGCTGTCCGGTGGGTACGCGAAGCACCGCAGCCCGGTGATGGTGTCGAGCTGTGTGGCCACAGCGTCCATGACGTCGCCCAGGTCCACGGTCAGACCGCCGCCCACCATCGGACAAAGCCGCTGCCCAGGGCCACGGCCACGTCCGGGTCCAGCTTCGCCAGGAGCCGAACTTCCGACCCCTGCTCCGGTGAGCCGGCCACCCCGTACGGCGAAAATCTGCGGGCGTGAAACCGTGACGCCTGCAGCAGGGTGGCCTGCTCGACGGGGGCGGGCACCGCGTCCCAGCCCCAATTCGGTGACGTGGCGGTGACGCCGTACTCCTCGCTTGTGGGCTGCGCGGCGCTTTCCGGGTCCACCACAAGGCGCTCGTACGGCTTCCCCTTGAACCCGGCGTTTACGGGCTCGAGGGTATAGACGTCGATGGCGTCGCCGTCCGCGTTTTCCACGGTCAGATCAGCGGAGTCGTGCAGGTCGTCCAGCTCCACAACCCACCTGCGGCGGTCGCGGTCCCAGCACGGCGTGTACTTCCGGGCCTCCGCAGAGGCCACCTTCCCGAATTGCCGGTGACAGTGCCGGTCCATCGCCCTCGACGCTGTGGTGATGGCGAGCGCCAGCTCCGCGTCGTCCGCGGTGTCTGTAATCCTCAGATAGGATTTCAGCTCCGCAGCCGTCACGTAGTCCGGCGCCCACACCATCTCAGGTCACGCCTTCCGGGGCGGCGCGGGAGCAGTGCCCGCGTTGTGAGCAGCCTTCTGCCCGTCCTCGGCCTTCCGTGCGCGGGCTGTCTTCGCCAGCGCCTTGCTCTTGTTTTCCCGGTACGCCTGCACGGCCTCCGGGTTGCCCTTGATGAGCATGTGTGATTCCACCCTTTCATGATCGTTCTACAGCTGGTTTTTGATCTTGGCTTTTATGTGGTGATGTTCTCGAGGGTGGCGTACGCGGAGCGGTTCTGAATGTTGCCGTCCGCCCGCTCCCAGGACACGTACTCGACCTGGCCGTTGTTCATGCGCGTCCACGGGTTCACCACGAGGGTGAACGGCGAGACGCGGCGGATGACGTAGGCCTCCCGCAGGTCGCCCAGGGCGGCGAAGCCGCCGGCCACGCCGTCCGCGGTGACGGCGTTGCAGCCCTGGTCGATGACGACCGGGTATCCCAGCAGCTCCCGCTGCGGGGCCTGCCCGATGCCGGACTGCGCCTGCGGCTGGATCAGGGGACGGCCATCAAGGTCCACGATCCTGCGGATAGCAGTCCAGGTCCCCTTCGACATCACCCACTTGGCGTTTTGCTCGTACTCGGGGTCCAGCGCGGACTCGACGTCAAGGATCTCGTCGTAGTCGATGGTGGCTTCCACGTCGAGGACGACGTCCGCGGTGAGCCCGTCGTGGAGCAGTCCGAACGGGAGCGTGGTGCCGTTGCCGTTCACCCAGTCCGCGGCCTGCTTGCGCTGGATGCGCGTCCCGAGCGCGCGGGCCACTAGGCCCTGCACGTCGAACTGGGCGTCCTGTAGCAGCTCCACGGACACCCGCAGTGGGGTCGTGGTGCCGGCGCCTGTGGACGTGTACTTGAACGCCCCGAGCGCGATGGTGCCGAACGCCAGGTCGTCGCCGTCCGCGAATGCGGCCTCTTCCGCGGTGATGTCGCCGGAGTTGGCCGTGTCGTCCAGGGACGGGTACTCGAGGTCGCCGCCCTTCTCTGTGGAGAATGAGTCGACCTCCGCGGCGAGCCCGCCGAACGCGAGCCGGACCTCCACCAGCTTTTGCCGGAACTCCGGCGACACTAGGTAGCCGCCCTCGGAGTCGGTGCCGACCTGTTGCGCGTTGCGCAGCTCTTGCAGGTCGGCGTTCGGCACCCCGGTGCGCAGGTACGCCTCAAAGGACCGGTTCAGGTCCTCGAACTCGTCGCGGGTGGACAGGTCCCCGGGGATGATGGCGTCACGGACGGGCATGTTGTATGCCCGGTTACGCGCCCGGATTTCGCGGTCACGGTTCGCCGTGGCGAGCTGCGCCTCGAGGTCTTCGTAGTTCGTGGCCTCTTCTTCGGTGAGGGCCCGGCCCTGCGAGCCGTCCAGAATGGCCTGTAGCGCGGCGAGGATTTCCTCGACGGTCATTTTACTCCCCTTCCACGGAGCAGCCGCGCCCGTGCGCGGATTACTTGACTGCGCCGATCTTCCGGCGCCGGTTCGGTGGTGTCGTTTACTACCTGGTCCGCGAGGCCGGCCTCCACTGCCGCCGCCGCAGAATACCAGGTTTCCGTCTTCATGGCGTCCCGCCATTTCGCCACGGTGCCGCCCGCGCGGTCCGCGTAGATGCCGGCGATGGTGTCGGACAGCTCGTTCAGCAGGTCCGCCATTTCTTGCATATCCGCAGCGTTTCCGAGCACTATGCCGGAGGCGTCGTGGATCATCATTTTTGCGGGCTTTTGCATGGCCACCGTGTCCCCGGCCATCGACACGAACGAAGCCGCCGATGCGGCCACCCCGTCCACGGTGACATCCACCGTCGCGGGGTGATCCAGCAGCGCCGTGTAAATGGCGATGCCGTCGAACACGGCCCCACCCGGGCTGTTCACCCGCAGGTCGATGACCGGCGCTGTGATGGCCCGAAGCGTCTTCGTGAACGATGCCGCGGTCACGTCCTCTTCGGCCCAGTCGTCTCCGATGTAACCGTAGATGAACACTTCCGCGCGGTCGCCGTCCGTGTTGCCGATCTTCCACCAGTCCCCGCCGCGGTTCTGTGGGGGCCTGGTCATGGCCCGCCCACGGTCCGCCAGCTCTTGCAGCCGTCCCCACGACCCGTGGGCGAGGGCGTGCTCAATGGGCCGGGCGCGGCTCACGACAGCGCGTCTTCCAGCTCGAGTTGCCCGCCGCTACTGACGCGGAGCACATCCCCGCCGTCGATGGGTGGCAGGTTCCGAATCTTCCGGGCTTCGTTCACGGTCAGCAGCCCCGCTTTCACCTGCTCGATCAGCAGCTTTATCTCGTCCTCCGGTGTGGGCCGCTCGAGGCCGGCGAAGTCGAACTCCGCGAAACGTGGCCGCGCCAGCAACCGCGATAGGCGCTGTTCAAAACGCATGGTCCAGCCCAGCAGTGTAAACCGGCCCAGGCCGCGGTTTTGCTCCGCGACGCCTGTACCCCACGACGTCTGTTTTTCGGTTTGCATGAGCAGGTGCGGCGGCACCCCAGTCCAGCGCGCTATTTCCTCAATCTGAAACTGGCGGGACTGCAGGAATTGCGCGTCTTGCGCGCTCATTGTCCACGGTGTGAAGCGCAGTTTCCGGTTGACGAATGCCACTTCGCCGGCGTTTTCCCAACCGCCCACCTTGCGGTCAAGGCCCTTTTTTATGTCCTTCGCTTCGTCCTCGTCCACGTCCTCTTCTGTGGACACGAGCCCGGAGATCAGGGCGCCGTTTCCGAACATCTTTGCTGCGGCCCGGTCCCCGGCGATGTGCGTCCCCAGGGAATGCCGCGCCACCCCGATCAGGGACAGTCCGCGGAGCCCGTCCAGGGATGGCCCCATGACCTGTGTCATGGTGTCTTGTGTGAACGCGCGCCGGGTGCCATCGGCCAGGGTGGCGCCGTACACCTTGCGGCCGGTGTAGGTGCCATCGGAGCGCCGTTCCCACGCGGGCGTCACGGCCAGTGGGTGCACGGGTGTGGCGCCGACTGTGGCGCCGGCCAAGTTTCGCACGTGCTGCAGGTACACGTTCCCGTGCAGCAGCCCGTGCAGCAGACACGTTTCCTTCCATTCGTACGGTGTGAGCCCGTCCTCAGTGCCCGGGTCGTCCACCCATGACGTCATACGCTGCCGTTCGCCTTCCGCGGTGTCGCGGAAGGTGTGCAGCGGCAGGGATGCGATGGTGCCGGAGATGAGCATGACCGCCCGCCAGAATGCGGCGATCCCGAGCGCGGAACCCTCCCCGACGTTCACCCCGGCGTACGTGGGTGACAAGCCGAAGTACCCCGCCAGCGCGCCGGGGTCCGAAATTGAGATCAGCGTGTCGTTACGCGGCGCCTCGCGGCGCGTCCACGGCCATCGCACGCGGGACAGTGTGTCACAGCGGTCGTGGGGCTCACAGCACGAACGCGCCGTGGCGCCGCTTATTTTCGCGCGCCGCCAGCGCGGCCCATACTGCGGCCTTGACGCCGTCCGCGGGCGTTGTGCTGCGCAGCCGCGGCCCGTCCACACCTGGGGATGTGCGCAGCGCGAGCACCTGTGCGGCCAGCTCCGCGCCGCCGTCGTGGGCCAGGACGCCATCGGTCAGCAGCCGGGCCAGATCCTCCACGGCGGCGCGTACGGTGCCCTTCTGCGGCGTGGTGCGCACACCCGCGGCCTTCCATGCGGGGTCATTGCAGAGTGAGGCGCCCACCAGCACTGGGCGACGGAAGCCCGATGTCTTGACGGCTTCCACGGCGCCGGCCACGTCGTCGTACGTGGTGACGCTCACGACGGCCGCCCCGTCCATGTGCCACGCCTGGGCGACGTTCACACCCTCGGTGTACCAGTCCTCCACGGCCACGGCGTCCGGAGCGCAGTCGTCCGGGGCGTCGGCTGTGAGCGCCGCCCACGCCTCCTCGGACACCACGGGCTTGCCTACCTCGCGGCGCTCCCGCAGCCGCCAGACGTTCAGGTATTGCGCCTCGAATCCGCGCAGCGGGTCGGGGTCGTCCAGCTCGGGATCATCTTCGCCGGCCAGCGCTTTCTCGTACTTCGTGGCGATCATTCGGCGCCGGTCGTCCGACCAATACGGCGACGCGGCGCGCCACGCGGCCGGGTCCGCCGGGTCCGAGCCTGGGCGGGCGCCCCACAGCAGCAACAGCGTCTCCGGGTCGTCGGTGGTGAACGCGTGCTGCAGTGTGGTCCGCATGAGACTGGTGGCGCGGCGGTGCGCCGTCGAGGTCAGGTGAACCTGTGCGCTGCTGCGTTCGAGGGTCGCGGGCTCGAGCCCTTCGGACACGGTGTCAGGTTCGACATCCCACCCCTCGTCCACTATGCCCAGGCAGGCGTCATATCCGTACACGGCCCGCTGCGCTCGCACGAGCCACCGGTCCCCGTGGGGGCTTTCCACGGCCTCCTTCCCGTTGGCTCGGGACACCGTCCACCCGTTCTCTTCGCACCATCGCCATGCCCCCCGCTGGATCTCGCGGCAGATGGCCACGTCGGAGCCTGTGTGGATGACCACCTGCGGCTCACCGAACAGCTCCGCGTGCGCCATCCGCCACAGCGCCAGCGCGCGAACGCGCACAGACTTGCCGGCGCGGCGCGGCGTGGACTCCACGA